ACGGCCTATTGTCGGCGGTGCCTTTTGGCTTGGTATGGTTTGGGGTGCCCTTCAATGGGCATTCGCCACAGATACCATAATCTAACCCGAGCCGATTAATGGTTAGCGGATCCCGTTCGGGGTCATCGGCTAAAATCCAAGTTTGAAGCATGGCCCCCGTTTTAATGTTGTTACTGTTTATTGTGGCAATGCATACAATCGGCGAACCATCCAAAACGGACGGCCCCCTGTAAATAATGCCAGCCTTAATTTTTGATAATGTCATTTTGATAAACCTCGTTTGCTAGTGGATGGGCCACCACCACAGCGGCCCAATTAAAAGCATAACACAGCGCCACCAACTAACAATAGATAAAATGATTAACTATCATTTAGTTATTTTGATTATTTATTTTTTTTGATTTTTTTTCTCGGCGCACTATGGGCCTTTATAAATATAACTTATATATCTTAACTCCCGTAGGGTAAGTGTATTTTATTCTTGACGCGCCAGTCTTTTTTTTATTAGTGTGGCCGATTGATAGCGGTAACGGAGAAGTAAATGCCCAACAGGAAAAGAGATCTAGATACGAGCCAACCATCAGAGAATTACGAAATCACTATAGCTCAGGCAGTTGATTTTATAATGACGGTTTGGGAAGCTATCGAATACGCCAAGAAGGGAAAGCGAGGCGATATCCTGACATTGAAGGACACATACGCCGCTCTCCCAGCAAAACTAAAGAACGAGAACTCCGACGTTGTAGTCACCGTCTGCCCTGAACATGAGCCCCCCACGCTTAGATTAGTCAAAGACTAACCCACCACCCACCAAAAATTGATAAAAAAAAGCCCCGAAACGTCCAAAAGAGGATGCTTCGGGGCTTGAGTGGTGCCTTTTTAAGGGGGAAGAGGCACCTAGCAGGTGTTAAGAGCGGGAGGGGTACCCTCAACACCACTAATACTACTATAGTGCCCTTAGTAGGTCAACAACTACATGATAGTTGACGCGCCAGTTTTTTTTAGTTAACGTGATAGCCGAACTCATAACCTGAAGGGGTATAAGGATGGCTAAGTATTTAGAAGAGAGGAAGACGGCAAAGGGTAAGGTGTATTACGCCTTCAATCCGTCGAAGGGCGTCAAGGATGCTCTCAACGTGAGATACTGCACGTTCACAACAAAACGGGAGGCAGTGATATATTGCCAACAGGTGGCTTTGGACTTCAATCTTCAGCGTAGGAAGGGTGAGGGGATGGTCAGGATAGATGATGACAGTGTTGCGGGGCTCATCAAGTTCTACCAAACCACCAAAGAATGGACAAAACTGGCTGAAAACAGCAAGATTTTCTACGATTTACAGTTTAGGACAGCTACTGCGCTTGAACTACCCGACACCATTATGTCTTTTGGTCAAGAAAAGGCCAGAAACATCAATGCAACTCGGGCAGACAAAATCTATACCCAAGTACAGAAGGAATACTCTGACCACAGAGCTTCCCATGTCGTAAAAGTACTCCGAAAAGCATTTAACGTGGGTCTTAGGCACGGAAAAGTGATGGTTAACCCGTTTTCTAACATGCGGATACCGGGATTACCCACCCGCAAGGTACTTTGGGAGCCTGAACAGGTCTTTAAGGTTATAGAGACTGCCGACAAGCTCGGTTACCCGTCCATCGGTACAATTCTCCTGCTGGCATATGATCTTTGTGCAAGGCCGGGTGATATGCGTCAGCTAACGTGGATAAACTACCACGAAGGCAACTTTGCGTACATCCAAGAGAAGACCAAGACACAGATGGGTGTAGCGGCGTCTCCTAGACTGGAGGAGAGACTTAGGAAGTACCACCAATACGTTCCTATGGATTTAGCTAGAGAGGGCTGTATCGCAATCTGTGAGACTACGGGTAATCCGTACAGCAAAGACCTGTTGTGCAAATACTTTGCTCGGGTAAGAAAGCACTCGGGCATACCCACACATTTACAGCTTCGAGATCTCCGCCGAACAGGTGCAACTGAGATGGCCGAGGCTGGGTGTACTGAAGATGAATTAAGAGCAGTAACGGGGCATCAGTCGCGTGAGATCTTAGCGACCTATGTCAGACCAACGGTAAAGCTGGCCCAGTCAGCACAAAACAAGAGGTTTGGATGATGGATAAGCAACAGTTCAAGAAGTGTGACAAATGCAAAGACCGTGACGCGGTAGCCATCGAACATGGCACCCGATACTTATGTGCCGAGTGCTGGCTAGATTGGAGTCGTGGGGGTGCCAAGTGAATTGGCTACCGCATTACCCCGACCTAATTGAGTGTGATTTTTGTGGGAGATATACGCGAGGAAGGATCAACGAAGACGAGCCCGACTCAGTTAAATGCTCATCGTGTTTATTGGAATTAGTTAAGGTCAGTACTAGTGTAGTGGTTAATGGCGTAAGGAAAAATGACCATTTCTGACCCCACCACACCACAGCGGTACCTACCAAAAGAGAAAGCCCCTGCAAAAACAAGGGCTTACTTGGTACTTGGTTGCGGGAGTAGGATTTGAACCTACGACCTTCAGGGTAGGTACTTAACTAATTAAAACAATGGGTTAGTGTTAAGGTAGTGGTTAGGCACATAACTAGTACCTTAACTAAATGTTAGCTAGATGATAGTTAATGGTAGACGGATGCTCAAATCCATGTTATAAAAGCGAGGCCGCTCGGGGCCGAGCTAACCCATATACCCATTAAGGGGGGTGATATGTACAGCACGAAAGATCAGATCGAAATACTACAATCGATTAAGTTAGCGGAAGGTGAATCGAAGACTATCGATTGTCCGTTCTGCTACGGTAAAAAGAAATTCAGCATATCGAATAAAGAAGGTGCAGTTTTATGGAATTGCTACAAGGCAACCTGTAAAGCTCGTGGGGCATACCAAAAAGGATATGGTCTTAAAGGTATAAGGAATCGGGTTAACAACCTTAAACAAACTTCCCATAAATACATCCGCCCTATTCCAGAAATATTATCTCGGCCGAGTAATCATCCTGCCGTCATGAAATATCTTGATGAAAACGGATGTAACCCAGCGCATGAACAATCCCTAATAAAAATACGATACGCTCCTGCTGATAACCGTTGCCTTTTCCTTATGAATGATGGACTAGGTGCCGTCGGTAGATCCCTAGAGAATGCCACACCTAAATGGATGTCATACGGGGATACTACGGGCGTGTTAACTGTGGGTACATCAGACCATGCGATTATAGTCGAAGATGCACCCTCCGCTTGTGCGGTTGGATCTATTAAAATGTATACTGGAGTAGCTATTCTAGGCACTAGTTTGAGTACAAAACAGAAACAAAGCCTAAAACACTATAAGAAGGTAACGATTTGCCTTGACAACGACGCTAAGAAAAAAGCTATAACTCTATTACGGCAACTACAAGGGTCGGTGGACTGCACTGTAAGGTTCATTAGTAATGACTTAAAGTATTGCTCAAGCGAGTCTATTGTTAATTTGGTAGACGGAAATAGTAACGTAGAAAGATAGTGACTAAAGGTTCTATCAGAACAGGATGTAGGAGGGGTACACAATGAAGTGCAGGGCAATATGCGTAATCGATTATGAATTTCCAAACGGTTACAAAGAAGCGGCAGTTGAACAAGAAGCTATCGAACATGCGATACGCGAATTAGTTAAAGGTAACCCCCGAGTAATACACTCGGAAGTGGATATCAAAGAGCGACGAGGGGACAATAAGCCCGACATCAAGAAGATGAAACTGCGCTCAAGTTAGACCAATACAAACTATTTAATTAAGCCCTGTCGAAAGATGGGGCTTTTTTTTGTCTTAACTACATGCTAACCTATAGCTCAATTATAACTTAACTACGGCATTAGCTATGGACATAAGACTACTTAAATCTCTCCTATCATTTGAATTCTATCAAGATAACAAAGCCAACCTAACTCCGAATCTGTTTGAGGACGAGATACAGGATGCCTTCAGCACAATTGCGTCTGCACATGACAAGTACCAGCACGACTTAACTTCGTCTGATATCCAAGCACTCTGGGCTAACAATAACCCAGTCGCTACTCGTTCGGATGCCGATGCGTTTAATAGCCTCATCACTGAGATAGCCACAGTGGATCCTCTATCCCCCCTCATAGTGTCCGATGTTCTGCATGGGCTATGGCAACGTCACATTGGTACCAAGGTAGCCAACATGGGCATTGAGCTTGCGGATGGTAACTCCTCTGCAATGGATAGGCTGGTGGGATTACTAGACAGCACCCGTGAAGGCTTCATGCCTACCGACTTCGGTGACAAGACAACTAAAGACATTGACCAGCTACTTGCGGGCGTTACTGACGATAACCGCTGGCGGTTTAATATCTCCACCCTATCACGCCATGTGTACGGCATTGGTGCCCGAGAGTTCGGATGTGTATTCGCGTTACCAGAAACGGGCAAAACGGCTTTCCTAGTGTCCATTTGCACAGGCCCCGGTGGTTTCTGCGAGCAAGGTGCCAAAGTAATCTACCTCGGTAATGAGGAAGACACTGGTCGTACTATGCTTCGGGCTATGCAAGCACACGCTGGACTTACTCGGGAGCAGATAGTCGCAAACCCACAGAAGGCTAGGCAGAAGTTCACGGACATCGAAGACCTGTTCGACATGAACGAGGTTATGGACTGGGATCTGAATAAGATCGAAGCCTACGTTGAAAGAGAGAAGCCTGACGTCCTGATCATTGACCAAGCCGATAAAGTTAACATCGGTGGTAACTTCAATGCGGGCCATGAGCGGTTGCGTGAGTTGTATCGCAGACTGCGTGAGACAGCCAAGAAATATGATTGTGCGGTACTAGCCGTCAGTCAAGCCAGTAACGATGCCAAAGGGCGTACCCGTTTATCGGGGTTCGATATGGAAGGTTCTAAGATCGGTAAGATGGCCGAGCTAGATCTTTGTATCGGTATTGGAAAGCACGAGGCAGGAGACGTTGATGACTCTGAGCCCGATACCTCTCGCTACCTAACGGTCAGCAAGAACAAACTGTCTGGTTGGCACGGTACAGTTATTTGCAACATTCAGCCGGACATTAGCCGGTATGTGGAGTGAGCATGCTCTTACGACTATCGAAGCAGGACGCCCATGCTTCAAAGATACTGGGGGCGGATACAGTCAAGCTATGTGAGATGCAGGGCTTTAAGCCTCGACTGGAGAATGAAAGCCAGTCCCGCGTAGAGGCAAACATATACGGGTTCAAGGCAGAGTTTGCTGTAGC